ACAATAGCATCAGGCTCCGATGTAAATGGAGCTACTACATTTACTATGACAGATTCATTGAATGGTAATACTGATGAGACTATCACACTTGTAACTAAAGCTACGGGTGGTGCTGCAAGAGAAACAACACAATCAATTAAGTTTAATGCACCTCTTGCTCATATATCACAGAACAGAGCTGTAACACCTGATGACTATAAAACAATTATTAAAAACGAATTCGCTGATTTAGAAGCTGTTGCTGTATGGGGTGGAGAAGATAATGATGTACCAGATTATGGTAAGGTCTATGTATCGATTAAACCACTATCAGCTGAAGTACTAACCGAAGCACAGAAGACAACAATTAAAACAAATATTCTTAAACCTAAGAACGTTGTAAGTATCACTCCAGTGCTTGTTGATCCTGATTATACATATATTGATTTAGAAGTTTTCTTTAAATTTAATCCTAATAAAGCTACAGTAACTGCAAGCGGTTTAGCTACATCAATAAGGAACACACTCGTAGCATATAATAACGATACACTTAAGGACTTTAATGGAGTCTATAGAGATTCAAATGTTGGTAAACTTATTGATGATACTAATGTTGCTATCATATCTAACATCACTCGTGTAACAATGCAAAAGAAAATTGTACCAGTTCTTGGAGAGGCAACTAAATATACACTTAAGTTTAATCAAGCATTAACTGATTTAGATGCTACTACAGGAACTACGGGTTCTTATGTGACATCAACCACATTTACATTTAATAGTGTTGAATGTCTACTAAAAGATTTTTATGATAGCTCAAGTGATACACGAATTATTCAAATTGTAAATACATCTGGTATAGTACAATTAGCAAACGTTGGTGATGTGAATGAAGAGGCTGGAACAGTTACTCTTAACTCATTCCAACCAACTGCATTACCTACTGGTCAAACAACAATTGATGTTACAGTGAAGCCTGCATCATCTGATGTGTCACCAACAAGGAATGAATTATTAACGATAAATACATCAACTGCTAAAATTACAGGTGAAGTAGATACAATGGCTACTGGTGGTACAACTGCTGGTATTGATTATACAACGGTGAGTAACTAATGTCAACAACCTCTCTTGGAAAATATAATATATCGTCTTATATAGATGAACTAGTACCCGATCATGTAGAATCTTCATTCCCTGATTTAGTTAATTTTCTTAAGACATATGCATTATATTTAGAGCGTCAGAATAAATCTGGGTTCTATCTTAATGCTTTAGACATCCAAAGAGATATTGACTTTGTAGAAGATGAATTACTTACAGAACTACAAAACGAAATCGGTATTGCAATACCAAGAGACTTTGCTACAAACCCAAGGATGTTTTATAAGAGGCTTGTAGAATTCTATAAGTCACGTGGTACACCTGAATCAATCACATCATTCTTTAGAATGATCTTTGACGATGATGTAGAAACATATTTTCCATTTGTAGATATACTTAATCCATCAGATGGTGATTGGACAGATCAGACAGCTGCAATTATTGCTGATAGAACTGCATTCACACCAGCGAATGTTATTACTATATCTGGTACACCTACAGTAGTAAGTGGAAATAATGATGATAATCAGCCTATACTTTTAGATGACCACGTTGTATTTGTTAATAACTCATATCAAACTCCAGTCACAGATTATGCTGAGCAAGTCTATTCAGATACTACTACAAAATATAAATTAACATTTACAAGTGCATTATCAAATGGTGATGTTGTAAGAACATATGCAAAAGGTTTATTTACTACAGCGAATGGATTCTTATCAGATAAAAAATTCTTACAGGATTCTTATTACTATCAGCAGTTCTCATATGTTCTAAAGACTGGTAAGAATATTGCTGATTGGAAAAATTCATTTACAAGACTAGTACATCCAGCTGGATTTAAGTTCTTTGGTGAGATTGTTATATTAATTCAGTTACTCGATCAAGGAAATACAGCAGCACAGATTGGTAATCAATTACCTGTTGGTGAAATTGCATACAACATTGGTGCATTCCAAGTTGGACCAGTACAATTTAATAGTCACATATTAGAAAAAACATATACTCATTTTGCTAATGGAAGTTCAGAGCTAAGTAAGATAGGTATGCAGAACCATTGGGATAATATGAAGTTTAGATATTTAGGTCCAAACTCAGATTTAGCCCATTGGACACTACAAGATAGTATAAATAACAATATAAGTACACAATTCGGTATGGGTGCCGCTAGCGCACTCGTTATAACATAAAAGAGGAAATAAAATGGCAGCAATAATCACAAGTAAATTCAGACTGGATTCAACGAATAAGTTCGTAGAAAGTCTAAGTGATAATCAATTCTACATGGCCCTGGGACGGCCGAACGCATGGCCGGACGATTCAGTTCCGACAACGCCATACGAAAATGACTACACGTCACACACTTTGTGGGAAAATCTATTCGCCGCAAAGAGAGTTGATGCTGCAGATATCGTTCATTGTTCCCCAAGAAACCTATGGGTTTCAGGTACTACATATGTAGAATATGACGATCAAGATACAAACATAGAGAGCAAAGTATATTTTGTTATTTCAGCAAATAATAATGTATACATGTGCTTGAAAGCAGGAGCAGGAGCTTCTACAACTAACCCAGATAATACCGGTGTTCAAACATCAGGTGTTATCAATCATAGTGGATCAGATGGTTATATATGGAAATACATGTATACAGTCCCAACAGCTGATGTAACTAAATTCTTAACAACATCATTTATACCAGTAAGATGCATTAAGGAAGTACCTCCAGGTGGTTCTGATAGTGCACTAACAAATCAATGGAGTGTACAATCAAACGCTGTTGATGGTGCAATCTATAATATGAAGATTACAACAGCAGGAACTGGATACACATCAGCTCCTACAATAACAATTGCAGGTGATGGTGCAAGTGCTACAGCTACGGCTACAGTATCAGGTGGTGCAATCACTGGTATTACAATGACTAACGTTGGTACAGGATACAGACACGCAGTTGTTACAATCTCTGGTGGCGGTGGTTCAGGTGGTGCAATTAGACCAGTTATCGGTCCAGTTGGTGGATATGGTAAAGATCCTACTAATGATCTTCGCTCACACTATGTAACTATTAATACTGTATTTACTGGTGATGAATCAGGTGCAATTCCAGATAGTAATGACTTTAGACAAATAGCAGTTCTTAAGAATCCTATTGAGAAAGCAAATGAGAGTGCAACGATCACAGCTACTAACTCAATGGTTGTAGGTAACTTCTATAAGATCTTAACAATGGGTAATACTACAGATGCTAACTTTGCTACTGCAGGATCTACATCTGGTAATCCAGTTGTTGGTGAAATCTTTAAAGCTCTTGTTACAACAATATCTGGTTCAAGTACCGGTACTATTGCACAAGTTGCTGAAGCAGCGGCATACAATACATGTAAGAGTGTTACAATCCCAAGTGGATTAGCATCTACATATGTTGCCGACTTTGCATTTGAAGGTCATACTTCAGGTACTGTTGGTGCTAAAGGTATCGTTGTAGAATACAATAACACAAGTGGTGTATTACATTATATACAAAACGAAACTACTGGGTTCGGTACATTTACTACTTCACATTTGACTCGTGCAACTGGTTCATCAGGTGCTGGTAATCAAATCTCGGCAGTAGCTGCACCTCTCATTAATCATTATTCAGGTGATGTTATGTTTGTAGAAAATAGATCAGCCACAACAAGATCAGCAGGACAAGTAGAAACAATAAGATTAATAATCGCATTTTAAATAGGATAGAAACATGGCAATTTCATTTAACGTAGAACCATATTATGACGACTTTGAATCGGTCGCATCGGGTAACACACTAAGCCCGAAAGAACAATATCAAAGAATATTGTTTCGTCCAGGTAAGGCTGTACAAGCAAGAGAATTAACTCAGCTTCAAACACAACTTCAAAATCAAATATCATCTGCGGGTGATAATGTATTTAAAGATGGTTCAGTTGTTATTCCTGGTGCAGTACATCTACATAATGAAATTGACTATATCAAACTAGATTCTGTTAACTCTGCATGTGACACGGTTGCTGAGTTAGTTGGTACTGAATTTACTGATGGTACTAATAAAGCAAAAGTTATTCATGCTGTACTCGCTGCAGGTTCTGATCCTATTACTCTATTTGTACAATATACTTCAGGTGTAGTATTTGCTGACAATGCAACAATAACAGCAAGTGGCGGTAAGTCAGCTGAAGTAAAAGCTTCTAGTGCTACAGGATTTGGTTCTATTGTGGGCATCGAAGATGGTGTTTATTATATTAAGAAACACTTTGTAACAGTTAAAGCAAGCACAATTATATTAGCCAAATATACTAAGAACGTATCGTTTGATATTGGCTTATTAGTTACCGAAGCTCTTGTTAGTTCAGGTGAAGATTCATCATTAAATGATAATGCTACTGGTACTCCTAATGAGTCAGCTCCAGGTGCACATCGTTATTCTATTACAGCAGCACTATCTTCTCAAGCAGTAAACGCTGCGACTGGTAACTTTGTTCTTATTGCTCGATTAGAGTCTGGTGTTATTACAAAAAATGCACGATCTTCTGATTATAATACTTTAGGTGATGAGTTAGCTCGTAGAACATTCGATGAATCTGGTAACTACTATGTTAATCCTTTTCCAGCGCTTGTTAAAACACATCAAGCAGATAGTCCTGATGCTACAAAATTAACTCTTGCAGTAGGTCCATCAAAAGCCTATGTAAGAGGTTATGAAATAACAAAATTAGGAACTACTAATGTAGCTTTTGATAAAGCAAGAACATCAGAATTAGTTACAGATAAACTAACAGAGATAACACACGATAACTTTATTGAAGTCACAGCGATGACTGGGTGTCCTGATACTACCACATTTGGTAAGATTGCTATTGAGAATGGAAGCGGTACTCAAATTGGTACATGTCGACCTCGTTCGATTGAACGTGTAAGTGGTAATGGTGCATCTTCAGGTTCAAGATATAGAGTACATGTATTTGATGTTCAACTTGACTTAGCTAAGTTTCCTACTGGTATGGCAGTTGCAGCAACATTAGATGACTTAGAAGGTACAGCTGCAGGTTCAACTTTTGCTGCAACTGTAGCAAGTCATAATATTGGTCCAGATAGTTTAGTATATGACTTACCTTATGAAAGAATAAAGACATGTAATAGCCAAACAGATGGCTCAACAGATTTTAACTATAGATATGAAACTAATCGTATCATAGGTTCAGCTACCGTATCAGGTTCTGGTACTGCTACATTTACTGCTGTAGCTGCTGGCGAACAATTTGGTTCTAAAGCACTTAATACAAATTGGATTCTAATTAATGATACTGATGCAACTGTTGGTGGTGAAGAAGTAGTTGCTGCTGATATTACAATTAATAACGCGGCATCACCTCCAAGTGTTGTGATTGCTAACTTACCTTCATCAGCTAATGGTGACACGGTAAGACTAATTGCTCCAGTTGTACGTACGTTAAATCAAAAGACTAAAACATTATCTTCAAATGCATCTACTGCATTAAATGCAGGAACTGATTTTAGTGAAATATTATCAGCAAATGCTCTTGGCCATGCCGATATATATGAATTAGTATCTGTTGTTGAGACTTCAGGTTCTGCTGATGTTACTTCTAACTTTAATTTAGATAACGGCCAAAGAGAGACTCATTATGATCTTGGACATATTACATTAAAACCTGATTCAAACTATACTGCGGCTGTAGCACTTACTGTTACATACAAGTATTTCTCGCATTCAGCTGGAGATTTCTTTACAGTTGATTCATATACTGGACAGGTTGATTACGAAGATATTCCTAAGTTTGAAAATCAAGAATTAAGAAGTGCGGTCGACTTTAGACCACGTGTTTCAAATGCTGGTGGTAACTATACAGGAACAGGTGCACAAACTGCATTCGCTCCTACAAGATTCTCACAATTCGAAACTGATCTTCAATTCTATTTACCAAGAATGGATAAAATCTTTTTAGATTCTTCAGGTGTGTTTGGTGTTGCAGCCGGTGTTCCTGATAGAGATCCAGTAGCTCCTGATATTCCAAGTGATTCTATGCATTTATTTACATTAAGTGTTACTCCATACACAATAGGTACTGATGAAGTTGGTATTGACTTTGTTGACCAGCGTAGATACACTATGCGTGATATAGGTAAACTTGAAAATAGA